GGTTCGGCTATGGCAGTTGATCACAAGGAAGCTCTGCAGCATGCGCTCGACGCGCTCGGTGACGGCTCGGGTCACCAAGACTGGGGGCCGGGCCCCATCCTCGAACGGCTCGACGCGATCAGCAATCCCGCCGCCGAAGCCTTGGCCATCGCCACTCAGGTGGCGGTCAAGGTTGGCCACCGCACGCGCGCCAAGATGACGGCCACCATCCGAAGGGTCGCCCCCGTCGTGCTCGATGTGATCTGGGGCGACGATGGCTGATTTTTCCTGCATCCCCTGCAGCGGGCTGAAGTGTTTCCCGCGCGAGCTCCTCGAGCGCAAGGCGTGTAGCCCGAAGCCCCACGCCTGCCCCGCGCGCATCGCCGACAAGGATTGGCAATGCCGGTGCTGCGTCGACTGCACCTGGGAATGCCTGAATCAGCGCCAGGCGCTGGAGCACACGAAGGACGCCGCCAATGGCAAGTGAAGAACATCCGCGCCCGCAGAACGACAACGACGCCGAAGAGAGCGTGTTCGACGCCGGGCAGGACACCAAGGCCGAAGCCCCCTTCGAATACAAGGAGGACGAGCTCAACCTGGTCAAGTCGTTCCGCGACCACCCCGAGGGGCGCGCGGCCCTGAAGCGTTTGGCGCTCAAGTGCATCACCGACTTCGATGCCGCGTGGGAGGCGACCGAGAAGTTCCGCAAGAACATGGCGGACATCTGGAAGCTGTTCGCCGGCACGCTCGACCCGAAGGCGCCGCCCATGCAGCACATGGCCAACGCGCACGTGCCCATCCTGATGGAGAACACCATCCGCATGGTCTACCGCCAGGCGTACGAGCTCTTCGGCAACTGGACGCAGGTGTTCGGCGTCAACCCGATCGGGCCCGACGATGAGCACACTGCCAAGCTCCTCTCGCTGCACGGCAACTGGCAGATCCGAAAGCGCATCAAGGACTTCAAACGCCAGCTCGGCTACCGCGGGCTGATGGCGTTCGACCTGTACGGCGACGTCACGTGTCACAGCTACTGGGACCCGCAGCGCCGCTACAACCGGCACGAGATTCTGACGGCAAACGAGTTCGTGAGCGCCAACGCGCACGTGTCCACGATGCCGGACTATTCCGACGTGTCTTGGGTGGCGAAAGTCATCTTCATGGACGCCCATGAGCTGCGGAAGATGTCGCCCGGCTGGGAAGACGTGGCCAGCACGCTCAAGCACTTGCCGCCCGCCTGGGACGAGTCGAGCATCACGAGCGAGCTGAGGGAGGCGGTAGACAAGAACCTGGGCGTCGACTCCACCGCGTACCAGAAGGGCCAGTACCGCATCATCCAGTACGAGGGCTGGCTGAACCTGCCCCGAGCACGGCACCCGCAGACGAAGACGAAGAGCCGCGCGACAGGTACTGCAAGGTCGTCATCGACTACCAGACGCAAAACATTCTCTCGCTCAACATCCACGAGCGCGTCGACCCCTACGACAAGCGCCGGTTCGAGTTCGAGACCCAGCAGCTGCAGAAGTACCAGGCCGCCCTCCAGGAGATCCAGGCCTTCCACCAGGAGCAGGAAGAGACGCGCCGGGCGGCGCTGTCGATGGGGCACAGCCTCGACCCCGAGAGTGACGGGCCTTCGCAGGCCATCATCATGGCGCGCAGCATCGAGGAGATGCCGCCGCCGCCTGACCCGCAGATGCCTGACTGGATGCACGGCGACCCCAACGCTCAGCCGCGTCAGCCGGAGTTCAAGCCCATCCAGATGTTCTCGCACGGCGTCAACATCGAGCCGCTCGCCGGCATCCTCGGCCTGGGCACGGGCAGCATCCACGCGGCGCAGAACAAGGCCGCCAACATCGCGCTCTCCATGTTCATCGACCAGGGCGCCCTCGGCAACTGCAAGAACTTCCTCGCCAAGGGCGACGTGAAGCTGCCGAGCCCGCTCGTGCTCGAACCGGGCAAGGTGCACCTGGTGCAGGGCGCGATCGATCTGCTGAAGGACATCATGCCGCTCGAGTTTGGGCCGGCGAACCCACAGCTCGTGCAGCTCGTCGACATGCTGGTGAAGATGGGCAACACCGTCACCAACACCCCCGAGGTGCTGAGCGGCGAGAGCGGCAAGAGCGGCGAGACCGCCCAGGGCCTGAGCGCGCGCATCGAGCAGGCGACGAAGATGCTGAGCGTGCCGACGGGCAAGTACGCCGACTTCCTCTCTCAGGTGCTCGAAAACAACGCGACGCTGAAACGCCATCTTTCCTCGACGACGCCGAGTTCTTCAGCGTGAACAACCACGACCCCGCGCTCGGCCCCCCGGGCCAGCAGACCTTCAGCGTGGGGCGCGACCTGTACGACCGCCCCTACGACGTGGAGATCAGCGCAGATCTGAAGTTCACCAGTACATCGCAACGCATCAGCGAGGCGGATGCCCTGGTGCAGCTACCGAACGCCGTACCCGAGCTCGCGCAGAACTACGCCTTCAAGCACGCGGTCATCACCAAGAGCCTCGAGGCGCGCAACCGCTACGACCTCATCGGTCTGCTCGTGCCCCGCCGCAGACTCCGCAGATGTTCGGCGTAACCCACGAGCCCGCCCGCGCCACCGCCGGGAGCGCCGGCACCAGCCGGCGGGGCCCCGCCCACCGGAGGGCCGCCGCCGGGCAACGACAACGGTAAGCCGCCGCAGCAGAAACCGCAAGCTCCCCCGCAAACCCCAGCCCCGAAGGCAGCATGACATGCAGGAGCTCGAGCTGCTCGGCGAGTACCTGGTGAAGCTGCGCGGTGAGCGGCTGCAGCAGGGACACGCCAAGGCGCTCAGCTCCGATAGCTCGCTCCACCGACATCCGCATCTGCGCCCATGAGGCCGAGCTCTGCACCCGCATCCGCGACGCCGTCAAAGTGCTCGCCAACGACCCGGCAAGTTCATCCAGGAGTTTCTCGCATGACCAACATCGCCCGAAGCGGCGACTACCGCACAAGCAACCCCACCAGCATCGGCGAGCCCGAAAAGGTCACCTCGTGGCCGTTCAAGGAGCCGACAAAAAAAAGCGCGTGGAACGACAACGATAAGCCCGAGGCGCCGGCGCCCGCTTCATGGTCGACGTCGAGGGGGAGAAGAAAGCGAAGGCAAAGAAGGCCATCCGCGACAGCATGAGCCCGCCGGGCTCGATGCGCCTACACCCGCAGCTCGAAGCGCATCGGCAGAAGTTCGGCATCCCCGATGGCGTGTTCCGCGCGATTGCTGGCAATGGACCGCATTCTCGTCTACCCCATCGACCCCTTCGACGATGACGATCACATCGCGGGCTCGGAGCTGTACAAGCCGAAGCTGACGAAGCTGAAGGACCTGCAGGAGGGCTATCGAGCAGTGCTCATCAGCGCTGGGCTCACGGCGATGGACCGGTTGATGAGCCCACGGCTACGAGCTCGGCGATATCGTTCTGACGAACAAGAACGTCCCCTTCGGCGCGCCGCTGTCAGCAAATCCCCGAGGTCGGCGACATCTTCGTTCTGGTGATGCGGGACGGCGACCTGGCGGGCAACGAGACCCTGCAAGAGCGCATCGACGCAGGCACCGTGCGCGTTGCCGACGTGGGCGGCGAGGACGGCTATTGCCACCAGATTGAGCGGTTCGTCGATGGCGAGTGGACGACGCGCAAGAAGCAATCAACGTACGTAGCGGATAGCTGGTGAGAGGAAACTATGGCTGGTGAGAGTTCATATCTTCAGGGCGATCACGACAACGCGACCGCCGTCCCGTTCAGCGATGACACGTCGGCGGACCCCGCCAACGACGTCGACCTCGACGAAGACAAGCCGGGCGCAACCGTCGAAGAGCGGCTGACCGGCTGCAGAAAAAAGAGGGCCGCACGGCCCGGCTGCTCGCCGAGGGCAAGCAGAGCACCGAGCGCGTCAAGACGCTCGAAGCCGAGCAGGCCGCGCTCAAGAGCCAGCTCGAACGCCTGCAGGGCTATGTCACGGCGCAGCCGCAGCAGCGCCCGGCGAACGACGGCGGCGACCCGTACAAGGAGCGGCTCGAGCAAATCTACGCGCACCAGGCCGAGGCGTACAACACCGCCCAGGCCGAAATCAAAGCGGGCACGTTCACCGCCGAGCGGCAGAAGCACTACGAGCGCATCGCCCAGGACATCGAGTCGGCGAAGATTGGCGTGCACACCGAGCGGGCGATTGCCCAGGACCGGCAAGCGCGGCGCGGCGAGCAAGCCCAGCAGGTGTGGGTGCAGAAGTACCCCGAGGTCTACAACAACCCCAAGGCCTTCCAGTACGCGCAGGCGACGCACGCGCGCAAGGTGGCCCTCGGCGAGACCGTCACAACGACACGGTTGACGAAATCATGCAGGAGACGATCAACACGTTCAAGCTCGGCAAGAAGGCGCCCCCGAGCGCGAGCGAGCGGTCCCGCATGAGCGGCATCTCCGCGTCGGGCTCGAACGGCAGCTCGCGCAGCACCGGCATCGTCATGACCCCCACGCTGAAGAAGCTCGCGCACGCGGCTCACCCCGACATGCCTGAGGAGGAGGCCGAGAAGAAGTGGGGTGAACAAGACCGGCAAGCGCCTCCGGACAGCAAGGTGTTGTGACCTCGGATGTAGAGCGCGCAGCCGTGCTCTGGCAGAACGAGATGCTGCGCGAGCACTACCGCACGGCAAACCCGGGGCTCTTCCAGAAGCTCCGGCGTTGCTGCATCTGCTTGCAGAGCTCATGCTCAGACCAGAGAGCGTGCCGCGCCGAGTTCGAGACGTGGACCCAGAAGCGCTGGGACCGCTCCGTCGAGGCGGAGCTCGACCGGCGGGACCCACACCGCGGCCCCTACGTGCGGGTTGCCGAAGACGGCACGATGACGCCCTGCACACACGACGGGAAGCCGCTTCCTTGATAGCTATTGACAAGGCGCCCGTGTCTAGCTACGGGGCCGTCATGCATTGACAGTCAGCGCTTCGGCGCCCCGATGCTTTTGCTCAGCGCGGTTCCTAGGGCCGATCAACGCTGGGCTCCAATTTCTGCGCTGATAGCTCAGTCGGTCAGAGCACTCGGAGTAATGACCCGAGAGGTCGCTGGTTCGAGTCCAGCTTGGCGCTCCAATGGCCTGCGGGGCGTAAGCCTTTTGGCCCACCAATTTTGCGCAGGTAGCTCAGCGAAAGAGCACTCTCGCCAAAAGCCTGAGGGGTCGTAGGTTTAAGTCCTACCCTGCGCTCCAACCATGGGAGGCCCGGTGATGCGTCTGTACGTAGTTGTGCGCGCAGACTTGCCGCCGGGCCTCCAGTGCGCCCAGGCGTGTCACGCGGCCCGCGCCTTCCGCGACCCGCCCGATGCGGACGAGAACCTGATCGTGCTGAGCGCGCCGAACGAAGAAGCGTTGCGCTCCCTGCTGTTACAGGCTGGGCCCACCGCTTCTATCGCGGCGTTCCACGAGCCCGACCTCGACGGGCAGCTCACCGCGATCGCGCTGAACGGCATCGGCGTTCCCCTGCTGCTGGCAGCGCTCCCCGCTCGCGCTTCGTGATAGGCGTACGCTATCAGACTTGACGGTCTGATAGTTTTCCTGTCTTACTAACCGGCGACAGCCTATCCCGGTGGCCCGTCTCCCACGACGCGCCCGCCTGAACCCCAGTGGGTCAGCGGAGCGTTCGTGCCGGAAGAGACGGTAGCAACACCACCGAAGAAGGGCATTCGACGAGAGGACCCGCCGCCGCGTCCCGTCGAGCAGTTGGCAAACCGCGCTATCTCGCCGGTGGCGACGCGAGCAAGCACTACGTCTGGGTGTCCGAGGTCAACGACCCGACCATCAACGTAGGCTACTACCGGCACCTCGGTTACCAGGTCGCGCAGTACGACCCGGACGAAGCGCGCCCGAGTCTCGACTTCGGCTCGACGGAGTTCCGCCAGGGCGACCCCATCAAATCGATGGGCATGGTGCTCATGGAGGTGTCGCAAGCCCGCAAGGCTGAGCTCGACGCCAAGGGCGCCGACGGTCAAGGCGGCTGGGAGAAGGCCGCGCGCATCGAGGACACCATCCGCAACCGCGAAGTCGACCCGCTCTCTGCTCAGGAGAAGCGCGAGTTCCGCGGCATCACATCTGTCCGCACTCAGCAGGACGACCGCAAAACCTGGTCCTTTTGACCCGAGGAATTGAATGGCGAACCCTCATCGATACGGCTTTCGGTTCCTGAAGAACCGGTGGGGCGCCGAGACCCCCGAAGTATACACGGGCTTCTTCGCGAGCGGCTACACGCCGAACGTGACGGGGGCCACGACCTGCAACGCGAACATCGGCGACCCCGTCAAGCTGAAGGACGCAGGCACGTTCGAGCTGGTGACGCCCGGAGACGGATCTACCGACGACGCGGGCGAGCGCACGTTCGGCATCATCGTCGGCTTCCCGCAGGTGCTCATCAACGGCGCAGTGCGCCCGAACGCCTACTACCCGACGGGCACCGTGTACGGCACGAACCTGAACGCGCAGACGCTCGTGCAGGTGATCCCCGTCGAGGGCTGCGTGTGGGAAATCGACACGGCCACGACCAGCTCGAGCTTCGACACCAAGGCGGAGTTTCAAGCCATCATCGGCGCGGTCGCGGATTTTACCTACACGCAGATCAACTCGACCACGAGCAACCCCAAGGCCAACCCGATGCTGGCCCTGAGCTTCGCGGAGAGCACCACGGTGCGCGCGCTGCGCGTGGTCGGGCTCGGTCGCGGCTTCGACCAGTACGATCTCACGCTCGCCAACGTGCCGCTGCAAGTCGTCTTCAACCAAGTCCAGGCGTCGCCGTGGCGTACTGCCGGGTCGGTGGAGTAAGTCATGAGTGAAGTCTTCACCAGTACCGCGGCCCTCGCGCTCAAAGAGACGCTCGAGGACATCGACACGGACGAGCACGGAAGCGAAGGCAGCAAGGCTGTCTTCACCAAGTGGCTCACCGTCAAGAACATGACCGACAACTACATCGAGTACTACGAGGTAGCTGGCTCAGGCTTGGCGGGTGAGAAGCCCGAGGGCGAGAGCATCCCGGTCGGCACCATCTTCGAGGGCCCACTCACCCGCTTCAACGCGCGCACCTACGGCCAGCGCATGATCGTGAGCGACGAAGCTCTCGAAGACATGAAGTACGACAAGGTCATCCAGGCTGCCAAGCGCAACAACCGCGCGCTCTGGAAGCTGGCGGACTTTGACGCAACCCTGATGCTGGTGCGCGCCACCAACACCGCCTTCGTCGGCGGCGACGGTCAGCCGCTGGCCAGCACCTCGCACACGCTGCCCGGTGGCGGCACGTACTCGAACAAGATGGCCACGGCGATGAGCCCCTCGAAGGCGGCGCTCATCATCGCCAACGCGCAGCTCATGCAGCAAGTCGGCCACGACGGGCTCATCGATGGGTGGAAGCGAAGAAGGCCGTGTTCCCCGTGCAGCAGTGGGGCGTGTGGCGCGAGGTGCTCGGCTCGACGATGGACCCGACGCCGGGCGCCTACAACGCCATCAACGTCATCAACAAGGACCTGAACATCACCCCGCAGCCGGTGAAGTACTGGACGAGCTCCACTACCAACTGGGCGCTCCTGACGGACGCCGACCTCGGCTTGATGTGGTTCTGGCGCCGCAAGCCCAAGAGCAACACCTGGGTGACGAGGACAAGACGATGATGAACTACGCGATCACCGCACGCTGGTCGCGCGGGTGGGTCAACGCGCGCGCGATTCTGTTCAGCGACGCCTGAGGAGCACCATGGCCAAGAAGACCAAGATCAATCCGATTCCGGTGCCGCCCAAGGGTAAGGGCACCAAGAAGGGCAAAGGCTGCTGATGTCCCTCTTCCAAAACGCATACGGCAACTTCCTCGCGGGCGCGCTGCCTTACTACCAGGCCATGCCTGGCATCATCACGCCCTACGGGTCGCTGATCAAGCCGGGCGGTCGCATCGCGGCCTATGTGCGCAGCACAGGCGCCATCGATGGAGAGGACCACTTCGCCTCTTCCGGCATGCTGGTGCGCACCATCGACGCGGGCTTGGCCCGCTGCCGGTCGACGCACAATGACATCGTGTTTGTGCTCCCGAATCACACCGAGACGTACGCTGCCACGGGCGCCATCTGGGCCAACCTGGTGGCGGGAGCGCAGATTATCGGCGTCGGGGTGCCCGGGGCGAGCAACAACCCCGTCATCAACCTGACCCATGCCGGCGCGAGCGTCGCGCTGAACGTCGCGAACGTGACCGTGGCGGGCCTGAATATCGTGGAGGCGTCGCGACCGCGACGGCCTCCATCGCAGTGACCGCCGCCGGCTGCTCCTTGTCGGGCAACTTCATGAACTTTGGCGGCTTCGCCCTCGGCGCCAACTCGGTCATCGCGGTTACCAGCGCCGCCAACTGCTCCATCGTCGGCAACAACATCGTAGCGGACTCGACGGCTACGATGATTGCGATCACCGTGCCACGAGCACGAACTTCCTGGTCGCGGGCAACATCGCGCGGCAGGCGCAGGCCACGAGCGGCGGCGGGTTCTCCACCACGGCGAACACTTCCGGCATCTCGGGCATGTACTGCAGCAACTACTTCAAGCAGGCGTCTACCGTCACCGCGGGCGCGGGCGTCATCGTGCTGGGAGCGGCGACGCTCACCACGGTGGGCAACGTCGAGAACTGGGCCAACGACGAGACGGCAGCGGCCGCCCTGGTGGTCACGGGCGCGTAACGGAGATGGCATGCGCAGCGTACCCCGCAACATCGATCGCAAAGGCGAGTTTCTCTCGCGTTGCGATGTGTGTTCGGTCCCGTACTTGCGCAGCGCTCTGCAGCGTGGGCGTGACGGGTTACTCCGTTGCGCCAACGACCGCCCCGGTCGCGACGAGCTGACCCTGGCGGAACTCACCGCGTCCCGGGCTGCCGCCCTCTCTCGGCAGTTCGGGATGCAGTCCCCTGCTGACGGCGCCGTGCCGGACACGGACAGCAACGGGCAGCCCAACAGCTCGTCCAGCTACACGCATTCGGCGCGACGCACGACGGTCGACGACGTCTACCTGGACGGGGCCCCGACGTACCTGTCGCCGGGCACGCTCGTCGGAAAGCCGGGGTTCTGATGAGCATCAACGCGAGCCCGTCGACCCCCATCAGCATCAACCTGCTCATCCTGCTCGCTTACAAGCGAGCCGGGGTGTTGCCGGTCGAGGCGCGTCTGAGCGGCGCCAACATGGTGCCGAAGCTCGAGCACGGGCGGCAGACGCTCGACCTCATCATGGACAGCCTGGCGACTGAGGGCTTCGTCGCGCGCACCACCGAGTTCTACGACCTGCCCATCGTGGCGGGGGAGAGCCAGTACACGCTACCCGACACCATCCTCGACGTCTTTGAAGACGCGATGTTCGTACCGAGCGAGAACCCCGACACCAAGTTCACCACCGGTGAGCTCGTGTGCAAGCCGATGGACATGGCGACCTGGCAGACGCTGACCACCAAGGGCAGCATCTCGACCCGCCCGCAGCTCTACGTCACGCTCCGCAGCGGTGCGGCGGTCGTCCTGAAGTTCTGGCCCGTGCCGAGCGACGACGGCACGATGCGGCTGAAGACGACGCGCCTGCTCGGGTCGAGCCTCGACGGCACCAAGAACCCCGACCTGCAGCGCTACTGGTACGACGCGCTCGTCTGGTGCCTGGCCTACTACCTCGCCATCGACTCCTCGATGCCGGCGGAGAAGATCGGCATGCTGCAGGCGCTCGCCGAGGCCAAGAAGAAGGAGTGTATTCGCTACTCCTTCGAGCACACGAACACTCGGGCGACGCTCGACATCCAGACGCAGTGGAGCGCGTGATGGCATGGGACGCTTTGGCACCGACCGCTGCGGCTCGTGCCTCGCTAACCGGGGGCTCGACGTATGCCCGCTGAGGCCACCCTCCAGCCCATCCCCTTTGCGCCAAGCCTCGAGACGAGCTCTGAGGAAATTAGCGGCGCAAGCCCAGAGGCTTACAACGTCATCGCCGACGCTCGGGGAGTCCTCCGCAAGCGCCCCGGTCTCGCCGCGTACACGGGTGTCGCTCCCGCTACTGCAGTCGACGCCGCAGGGGTGCTCGGCCTCTACCTCACGGAGCAGCGGGTAGCGCACACCACGGGCACCGCGACCGTGAGCGGGACGCACCCCGGCGTCCTGTATGCCGTAGGTGCGACCGTAAATGCCTCAGGAGGTGGGCACAACGCCGGCAGGAACGTGTATCGCATCGTGGGTGGTACGGCCACGTTAGTTGGCACAGGTGCGGCCAATGAGGATCGGCTTGCAACGCCAGCAGCCGTTGCCACGACGCGCTTTCCGAGGCCCACGTTTGCGGAGACCGAGGCATTGCTCGTTATCGCAGGCGGCGCGGAGATGGCCAAGATCGACATCCGCCCCGAGACCTTTTCGGCGCCGAACTTCACTAACCCCAACGTCGACTACCACGAGATGAGCTTCCTCGGCGGCTGCCCGCCCTTGGCGAGTCACGTCTTCACGAACAGCTCCCGCATCTGCGCCAACGACACCCAGCTCGACCAGACCAAGGTCCGCTACTCCGACATCACCCAGGGCATCGTCAGCTTCGCGCCGCACGAGAGCTGGGACCCGAGCCCGGGAGCGGCCGGGTTCTTCACGGCAGAGGCGCGCGCCGACAGCATCGTGGCCTGCGCCGAGAACACCAACGACATCTTCCTCTTCGGCCGCACGAGTCTGCAGCTCTTCGCCCCCGATGGCTCGACGACGTTCGCCCCGAGCGTGACGCGGGAGGCGGGGTGCTTGGCGGCGTACAGCCCGTGCAAGATCGACGACGGCTACTTGTGGCTCGACCACCTGACGCGGGTGGTGTCGAGCGACGGGCGGGAGTGGAAGGACGTGGGCGGCGCCATTCAGTCGACGCTCGATGCGCTGACCACCCCGAGCGACTGCTACAGCTACCGCTACAGCGACGGCTTTGCCGACTGCGTGGTGCTGCGCTTCGAGGCGGACCAGGAGACGCTCGTGCTGCAGCCCGGGGTCGGTTGGGGCCGCTGGGCTCTGTTCGATGCGGACGCCGATGCGTTTACGATGTTCCCGGTGCTCTGCCACCACCTGCGGCCCGACGGGGGCCTGAACGTGGTGGGCCTTTCCGACGGCACCATCTGCACGCTCAGCCTCGACAACGAGACCGACCTCGGCGAGGCCATCGTGGCCTACGTGAGCACGGGCTTTCTCGATCGGGAGAGCGACCAGCTCAAGCACTCCCAGGCGGTGCACCTGACGTTCAAGCGCACCCAGGCGCTGAGCGAGGGCGTGGTCTGTTACCTCGACTACCGCGACGATCTGAGCACCGAGTGGACGACGATCGACATCGAGCTCGGTGTCGACGACGGCGACATGAACCCCGTGGTGACGCTGCGCTCGCTCGGCACCTACCGGCGCCGGCAGTGGCGGTTCCGGTTCCCCGACGCGGCGGGGCTGTTTCTCGTGAGAGCGACCGAAAAGGTCCAAACCCTGGACGTGTGAGAGCACCATGAGCTTCAATCCCTGGAAGATGGTTACCGGCAAGGCCGAGAACGTCGTCTCCCGAGTCCCTGTTGTGGGCGCGCTGCTCGGCGCCAAGACGGATTCAGAGAAGGCGCTCGAGGCCAAGCAGAAGCAGATCGCCGCGGAGGCCAGGAAGCAGCAGGAGCTGAACCAGCAGGCGCGCATGAACGCGCTCGGCCAGCAGATGCTCGCCTTCAATCCGCAGAACCAGATGATGGCCCAGATGTTCGGCCCCGGCGCAGCGTTCCAGCCCGAGCAGCTCGCCCAGATGGCGCAGAACCCCATGAAGCCGCAGCTCGACCCGTCGCTCATCAACTACCAGGGCGTCGACCGCAGAAGCGCGCCGAGGTGCAGGCGTTCATTGCCAAGAAGCAGGAGTTCGACCGGCAAGAAGCACAGCGCCGCGAAATGCTCATGAACGGTCTGCAGGCGCCGGGACCGGGGCCCGCACCGATCCAGATGAGCGCCCGCAGGCGGCGAGGAAGTACTGAGATGCCAACCTACGGCTCCGGCGGCACGCCCGCCGCCGCGTTCGACACCAGTCTCATCGGCAGCGCGTCCAAGGTGGCGTCGCGCCCCGCGCAGGGCAACACCGGCATCGCGTTTGCTGGCGGGTTCAATGGAGCCTCCAACCCCTTCACGACGCCCGCTCCGCTTCAGGACCCAGGCAACAACCTGGTCAACCCTGGCTATGGCGAGCAGGCGCTGAACTACACCCAGAACCGGCTGCTCGAGGACCCCTACGCTCAGACCCAGCAGAACCTCGCAACCCAGGCGGGGCAGCCGAGCGCGGGGCAGACCTACCTGAACGAGAACCTGGGCACGCTCGACGGCCCAGGCCAGGGCGCGCAGTATTGGCAGGGGCAGCAGGGCCAGTTCAACAGCCCCTTTGCCGGCGAGCAGTACACTCGCGAGGCTACCCAGAACTTCAGCCCCACCGGCGCCGCGGGCGCGTTCAACGACCAGGCGCAGGGGCAGTACGACAACTTCACGGGCTACACCGGCGCGGGCAACGCGCAGGGCCAGTATGGCGCCAGCTCCGCTCAGATCGGCAACGGCACCATTGGCCAGAACAACATGGCCAACATCGCCAGCGGCTACGGCAGCAATGGCCAGTACACGGGCGACAACCTGGCGGCAGGGCAGTACGCCCAGACGCAAGGCGCGTTCGGCGACATGCCGCTGCCAGACTCTGCCGACCCCTACTACGACCGGGCCATCCAGCTCGGCACGCAGAGCTACAATCAGGGCGCGGCGGGCCGCGGTGTGTACGGTTCGAGCGAGGCTCTCTCTGGCGTCGGCAACATCATCACCGATCTGAACGCCAAGCGTGCACAGACCACGTTCGGCAACCAGATGGCCATCGAGCAAGAGCAGCGCGCTCGCCAAGAGCTGCTCGGCAACCAGGCGCGCATGGGCGACCTGAGCGGCACCGATGCGTTCAACGCCAACATGAAGGGCGTGGAGACCTACGGCAACCTGAACAACCAGATGGGCCAGCTGCAGAACCAGAGCATGGACATCCTAGGCAACCAGGCCAACGCCGCCGACACGCAGCGGACCAACGCGCAGAACAGCAGCATCGCCGGCATGAGCGCGCTCGGCAACATCGCCAACAACGCCGACCGCGCCGAGACGGACCGCTACACGGCATCCAACACGGCGATGAACAACGCCGACCAGACGCAGCTCGACCGAGCCAAGACGGGCGCCGACATCGCGTTCGGCGTGGATGACCAGAACCGCAACAACTACACGGCGAGCAGCAACGCCGCGACGGCCGCAGGCACCCTCGACAACAACCGCCTCTCGACCGCGTCCGACATCGCACACACGGGCTCGCAGGACGACCTGAACCGTCTCAACGCCTTCAACGACACCGCCCAGGGCGCCGAGAACCAGCGCGTTGCGCGGCAGGTCATGCAAATCGATGCGGTCCGCAACATGACCAAGGACTTGCAGAACGTCATTGGGGGGAACCTGCAGGCCATGTTCTCCGGCAGCCAGCAGGACATGGAGAACACCTGGAACACCGAGATTGCCCCCTATTTGCAGGAGGCCGGTTACGACCAGCAGCAGATCAGCCAGATCTACGACTCCATCAACGCCGCCGCTGGCGTAGTCCGCGCCTCCAAGAGCAAAGGCGATTGACGCATGGCCATCAACACCCAAGATTTGCTCTCTCGGTTGCAGCCGGTCCCCAAGCTCGACTTGAGCGGGTTCTTTGACGACGGCGAGACGTCCATGCAGCGCAAGCAACTGAAGCTCGCGCGCGAGCAGTTCGAAGAGACCAAGCGCAGGAACGCCGAGGAAGCCGAGCTCCGCCGCGTCAGCGAAGCGGGCGAGATGACCCGCGCCAAGATGATGGACCAGCGGCAGCGCGCGCAGCAGGCGGCCCAGGCCGAAGCCGAGACCCTGAAGCAGCGCCGCGAAGCCCACGACACGATGCTCAAGTACCGGGACACCGGCGACTACGAGGGCATGGAGGGCGCCGCCAACCGCCTGAACGAGCTCGGTGGGCTCGCCGAGCGCACGGGCGAAGACGAGCACGGGCTGCCCACCTGGCACATCGAGCTCGACGCCGAGAAGTACAAGAGGGAGCAGGCCGCGCGCGACGCGCAGACGGCGCCGGGCGAAGTCGACAACCCCGAGAACCCCTACAGCACCCACCCCGGCGACGAGTCGCTGACCGCGTCGCTCGGGCGCCTGAACCCGCTCGGCTACGACACGCTCGGCACCCGCGGGAAGGCGGACGGCGGCCCCGGCATCAGCTCGTCTGACGACATGACGCCCGAGCAGATTGCCCGCGTCACCGGCGGCGGCTCCCAGCAGCGGGCAGCCACCGATCGCGCCGTGGCGCAGGCCCCGCTCGAGGTCGAGCGCGACATCGGGCCACCCGCGCCCGGCGCCGACCCCACGGAGGACACGAGTCCCATCAAGCCCGAGTACCGCCAGGCGCCGCAGGGGCTCGACCCGCTCGCTGCGCTCCGCCCCGCTCGGCTCGGCCCGGTGCCGCCAGACCAGGCCGACATCATGGGCGGCGTGCCCAAGAACGTCATCGATACGGGCGCCATGAACGCGCAGGCGCAGCGCCGGCTCGGTCCCGTCATGGCCAACATCGAGGCCTCGATGCCCGCTGCCTACCGGGACAGCACGCATGCAGCCAACCAGGCCGCTCAGGACATGGCGTTGCCGGCGGACAAGACGCTCGACGCTTCGCTCAAGCTGCGGGCTCCTGCCGACGCCGCCACCGCGCGCGAGCGCGAGCACGAGTTCGATCTCGAGAAGGAAGACGCCAAGGAGAAGGCCGCGCGCGACAAGCCGCTCACGCGCAAGGAAGAGCAGGAGCTCGTACAGCGGGGCAACAAGCGCGCCGAGGTGACATTCACGAAGAGCAAGATCCAGGACTCCGTGGCCACCTTTGCCATCGCCGACGAGGTGGAACGGATGCTCACGAGAGGCGACCCGCTCGGCCAAGATCGAGCCGTCAACCTATTGGGCCAGTTGAACGCCCAATCGAAACAGCAGTCGGACGCGGATGCGAATCGTTTGACGGGCCTCGATCGGGCGAGCCTCCTCGGGAAAATCGATCAATACATCCACCAGCTCACCAAAGGCGGGTTCGATGAGGATGTGAAGAAGTCGATGCTCGCCTTCGTCGGCTCCATGCGCGAGCGCAACAAGAAGATGGTGTTCGACTGGTACAGCGGCACCCTGGACCAGGCACACTCGAACCCGGACCCGCTCGTTGGGCGCGGTTACAGCGAGTTCGCTGAGGGCGTGTTGTCGCCAGAGCTGCGCGCTGCCTACGACAAGGAGAATCCGCCCGAGGAAGAGCCCGAGGAGGCCAGCCCCGGCGCCACCCCGACGAGCGCGGCCATCGACGACGGCGACGGCCCCGACACCGAGGACGACTTCGATGGAGCCCTCGAGCGCGCCGCTGGCGACCATGGCCTCGACCCCGACAAGATGCGTAGGGTCATGGGCCCCGAGAGCAAGGGCGACGGCAACGCGAAGAACCCGGGCTCGAGCGCGAGCGGCATCATCCAGATGATCGACTCGACGGCGCGTCGGTACACCAACCCGCGCACGGGCAAGAAGTTTGCGAACGCCGCCGAACTGCGCGAGCTCTCGGCAGCCGAACAAGCGCCCATCGCGGCCGAGTACTTCGCCAACAGTGGGGTCGACGAAGATAGCCCCCAAGAGGACTACGACCTGGCCGTCGCGGCACCTGCGTTCGTAGGCAAGAGCGCCAACCGTGACGCGGTCGTGGTACCCCAAGGGCACCGACGAGTACGAGGCCAACAAGCCCTGGCACGCCACAAGGACGGCGGCGACATCACGGTCGGCAGCATCCTCGACTTTCTATCGCGAGGAACAGGAAAGGGCGACGCGCCCGCAGAGAAGCCCGCGAGCTCGAAGCGTGCCGCCGGTGGCCAGGACGCTGCCCGCAAGAAACTACTCGAGGGCTCTGATGCTCGCCTCCTACTCCGAATACATGCACAAGAAGGCGGCGCTCGAGCAGTACCGCGCGCAGTACCCCGACGACGCCGACTCGATCGCCAAGGTGCAGGCGGCGCTCGCGGACTACGAGCAGAAGAACGACATCAGCGCCGACGACCCCGGCACGGCGAGAGAGGTGAGCGCGCTGAGCGCCCCCACCGAGGGCCTGCCGAGCCAGGAGGAGATCTCCCAGCAGCTGAGTCATGACGCGCCTGCGCCTGCAGCTGCGACCCGCGCGTCGAATCGGCTCCTGGGCATGCTCGACCCGATGCAGCCGCTCGTCCCGCAGGCGCTCGCGACCCTGCCCGCTACACGCACCCGGCCAGGCGACGAGGCAGCCAAGGACGAGTGGGTGCAGGGCGACCCTCGACAACCCCAACGGCAAGGTCATCGTCTACGACGCGCCGCTGTCCAAGGTGAGGGAGGACCTCGCCAACAACCCGGCCCTGCTCGATTACATCGGGCTGCACATGTCGCCCGGCGCCACCGTCGAGAAGGGTGACAGCGTCGAGCAGCTCCGCCTACCAAGCCCACCATTGGCGCATGGCGGCCAACTCCGCCGCTGAGGCGGGCAATGTACGGCGTACCGCTACTCGGCGGCGCCCTGGCTCGGCGACGGCAAGAACGCGAGCCGCTCGACTCGCTCAAGACGAAGCTCGGCAGCGTACCGGGGGATGCCCTGGAAGCGTTCGTGCTCGGGTACGACGATCTCGCCAACTTCGGCGCGGGGGAGAGCGGCGCGCGAATCGGGAGCGTTTGCGCCGAGCAAAGAGCCCGGCATGTTCCAGACGGAGGAAAGTAAAAAGCGCTGGGACGCTTCCACACAGGCCGCCCGGGACGACCCAGCCTCCGCCAGACCAAGAGCGTAGGCGGCATCCCAGCCCGCGGCGAGGGCTCCGAGCGCGAGCGCGACACCATGCTCGATGAGGAGCACCCGATCGCTCACGCCCTCGGCAAGTGGCGGGCATCGCGCCGGGCCTGGTGGGAGGGCGCCGCCAAGGGACTGTACCGCGGCGCCAAGGCACTGGTGGGTGCCGCGTCGAGGCAGCAGAGCAGGCACCCAAGTCGCTCGCCGGTGGTCGCTGTCCAATGGCCTCTGGGACGCCAATCACGGGGGGCGCCAAGGCCGCCGAGGCGGGGCGTCGTGAACAGCACCCTGCGCGGCGGGGGGCGGCAGCGACCGACCAGGCCGTGCGGGAAGGCATCCGGCGGGCTCACGGTACGCCGAACGGGCGACACGGGCACGACCCTGAAGGACGTGGGCGAGCATGCGGCGATGCGGCTGGCGGCGGCGCGGTGCTCACGCGCTCGGCACGGGCTTGCGTAAGGGGGCCTCGGCTTCGCCGAAAATGTGCGCACGGGCCCACGCTACGAGGGAGCGTCCGGGCGCCTCGAGTCGCACGGGCGTCGGGTCCGCGTCGGCAAGGGGGCACGTTGACCCGCAGATCGTGAAGGACGCGGCGCTCCGTGGCCGCAAGGAAGGCGGTCGCGATGCGCTCACGGTCCTCGCCAGCGACTGGACGAGCCGCTCGGCGACGTCGCTCGCGGCCGCGTGGCGAAGGCGGAGCAGGCAGAGGCCAGCACCGTCCGACGCACCGGGGGAACGCCGCAGGCGGGCCTACACGCTGCCCGCTCGCAACCTGGCCGAGACGAGCGTCGAGAAGCTGCGCGAGCTGACGAGCCCCGTGCCCAAGAGGGCCTGCCGGGCGTGGCCAAGCCCGGCAGCGAGAGCGAGGTCAAAGGCATCTTCAACAGAACATCGAAGGCGTCTCGACGCGCAAGACGCGCACGGCATTCCCCTCACGGCGGACGAGGCCGGTCGTTTCTGTCGCCCGAATGGCAGGAGACGGGCAAGCTCGATTTCGAGAAGCTCGGCAAGAAGAAGGGGCCCCGCGTGTGGGTCCGCAACGCGCGCCGCCACGACTCGCGCACTTCGATACGGTCATCGAGGAGCTGGGCGCGAGCAAGGACAAGCAGGTCCAATCCCTGCAGGAGGCGGCCCGCAGGACCGCGCTGCGCGAGGCTACGGGCGACTACGGCGCCGCGCGTGACCAGCACGACAAGGACAGTCCGGCAAGGCGAAGAAGGGGTCAAGCGCATCGGCGCGAGACAAGGACGACGGCGTCCGCGAAGCACGCGGTCGTGAGGGTGGGCAAGAGCAAGGGCAACGACAAGGCCACCTCGGCTGCTGCGCTCCGCAGCGCGCGGAAGCAAGGGGGGCCGGGCGCGCGAGCAGCTCCGTCGGCGCTCTTCGTCGCCGAGGACCTGGACGACCTGCGCCAAGTAAGGCAGCCCTGGGAGGTGACGGACGCGTTAACTCCCGCTCGCCTCCCCGCGCGGAGACCCCCTGGGGGCTGGGCGCGCACTCAGGCCGTGCTGGCGCACCGCTCTACCCACTTGCATGACGCGCATCATCACGAGCGCTTCGGCACCCGGCAAGGCAGCGGCATGCCACGCCGCATGATCGCCGCCCTCGCGACGCGGGGCGCCGAACGTAAGGACGCGAAAGCTGCGCAAAGAGTCGGAAAGTCGGCCGGGCGCCCGCGGGGCGACCGCACTCGTGCAACCAAGCCGCACACGCCACCCGGCGCATCCCCCGCGGCGTCCTCGCACCGCGGCAGAAGGAGAGCTGCAAATGAGCGGCCTCGCAAAGTAACCCGCATCACCCTTCAGGCCCAGCAGATCCGCCGACGGCACGGGCCTGCCCGCCGCCGGCTGAGGTCGGTCGTGTGCGTGCCAACTCGGTCACCGCGATGGGCGCAGTGCCGTCAACCCTGCAGGAACGCGCCGGACCACGTTCTACGTTCTCAGTTAGCAGACCTCACATCCACAGAGGTCACCAACGCCCCCGGCAACATCAGCGTCACGGCGCAGTACAGCATCGACGGTGGCGCCAACTGGGTGGAGTTCTACGCCTCCACGACGAACGAGCCAGTGGGCGACTCGACGACGTTCACCGATGAAATCTTCATCGGCCCCCTACGCGGATGTCCGGGTGAAGTTCAACAACGGGGCTCTGCGCCAAGTCGCGCCCTTCAACGTCAACATGAGCCTCGACTCTGAGGACCGCACCTCAGCGGGAGTGTAATGGGCGGCGCGCGCGGCAGCTTCAAGGGCAGTCTGGCCAACCAGATTCTGCAGTCGGGCGTGGTCGCCGCGTGGTTCCGTGTGGCCGACGCCAGGGACGCGGGTGCGGGCGGGCCCTTCACGCTGCCCGACGTGTTGTCCACGAACGCGGCGACCACGAGCATCGCCGCGCGCAAGCCGACCCTGGCCTCGAGTGCCAACGGCCTGCCCATTCTCACTTGCAACGCCTCGGCGTTGCAGGCGCCGCTGTCTACGCCGATCAACAGCGCCACGAAATGGGGCTTTGGCGCGTGGATGCGAGTGACGACCGCGGCAGGCAACCCGGTGCCCGTGAGCATCGACAGCGCTGGCGGCGGCGGGGCGTCCACCCGCAAGCTCATCATCCAGCGCTTCGTGGGTGACAACATCGCTGCGTTTCGATACCCCAACGACGGCACGACGCGGAGGCCCCTCCACCATGTGGGTGACCAACACGTGGGCGTTTTGCACGTGGGAGATGTCACTCGACACGGGCGAAGCGGAGACCGTGCGGGTGGTTGCCAGCCGGGACGGCGCGCTCCAGACGTGCGCGTACGCCGACAACAACGGCACGCCAGGCACCTTTGCGTCGAGCATGCAGGTCCCGACCGGGTCCATGAACTTGTTCGCGCAGAACGCGAGTACCGGCGGCAACGGCTGGGTGGGTGACATCGGTCCCAACATCTACATTTTCGGTTCACGCATGGCCGGAGCGACCGAAGGGCTGCTCACCCCCGCGGCGCGCGCACTACTCACCTCATTCGAGGCACCCACCTGATGGCATCACGACGCAAGAAGTTTCGGCCGACCATCAAGACCCGCTCCTCTGCGCAGGTTTTCAACGAGTTCATCAAAGACCTGCTGCGCGGCGCCATTCAGGCAACCAGGCTGGTCGTGACCGGCGGCACCGCGAACCGCCCCGAGCTCTCCTACGACGACCCGAACGGATGACACCATGACACTCGCCCTCTCCGTCACTGCCAGCAACGCCCTGCTCGACGGCTTCGAGACGTTCATGGTCTCGGGCACGGGCCAGGCGACGCTCACCGTCTACCAGACGAACACCGCGCTCTGCGTCTTCAACCTCGGCGCCTCCAGCACGGGCACGCCCTTCGGCACGGCAGGCGGGCGAGCGCTCTCGCTCAGCTCCACGCTCTCGGCGCCGGTAGCCAACACGGGCACGGCGGTAGCGGGCACGGCCAACCGCTTCATCATCGTCAACCAGAACGCAGCCACTGCGCTGACCGGCACCATCAGCGCAGTGGGCGGCGGCGGAGACATCGAGACACCAAGTCTCACCGTCACCGCTGCAGCTGCCCAGGCGCTCAATGCGTTCGTCGTCCGGCAGGACGCAACCGGTCTGCTCAGCATCGAAGGGAGCCTCACTCTCGTATGAACTACAACCAAGCCTCCATGCCCGCGCCCGTCGTCGCCGCGGTGTTTCACGTGGAACCTCACCCGGACCCGACCGTGCGCCAGCTCATCGCGGAGATTGAGCGCCTGCGCCTCGAGAACGAGCGCCTGACGGCGGAGCTGTACGACCTAGGAAAGGGACCCTGACCAATGGCCCTCACTCTCGGCAACCCGTCAGCCTCGTTCCCCATCGCCACCGCCGCGCGCAACGCGCAGGCGGACGCCTTCACCACGCTCATCGCCACGGGCGGCGGCACGGCGACACTGCTCCTGCGCAACAGCACCACCACGCTGGTCACGTTCAACCCTCAATAATACCCCCTTCGGGGCAGCCTCGACCGGCGCCATCACGCTAGCCGGCGTCACCATCAGCGCCGTCGCCTCGGCGGGCTCCGCCACCGCGGTCGACAACTACCAAATCAAGGACCGCGGCGGGACAGTGCAGTGGGGCGGCGTTGTCACCGGCAGCGACACCATCACGAGTGGCCAGACCTGTAATTTAACTTCACTCGTCATCACCTGGCCCGCATCGTGAGCTGAGCCATGGCTGCATTCGTCAGCGTCACCACGGGCGCCGCGTCGCGCTCGGTCACGGTCGCCGCTGGCACCGATCGCATTCTGGTTGCGGTCGCGCTCTACACGTCCACGCAGTCCGCGCAGTCGGCGACCTACAACGGTGTCGCGATGTCGGTGGCCAACACGGACAACGGCTTCGTCCAAGTCTTCTACATGCTGAGCCCCCGGTGGGCACGGCAACGCTCGCCGTCACGGGCTCGTCCGTCGACACCGTGGTGGCCGCCCACTATACGGGCGTCGGCTCGTTTCAGAGCGGGCAGCAAGCGAGCGCGGCAAGCGCGAGCTTCTCCCCCAACACGGGCGGGGTCATCGTCTTCGGCATGGAGGCGGTCTCGACGACCCACACTCCGGTCGCCAACACCAACGAGCGCTATGACTCGGGTGGCGGGTACTACGCCGATCGCATCGTCACGGGCGCAGGCGCCGTCACCGTCGGGGTGTCGACCGCGACCTCCCCGACTACGCCGGGGCCATCTTCCTCGACGCCGGGGTCAATGCGAGCGGCACCCCCGCGGCTCCCGCCCCCACCGTCAGCGGCGCGGCCAACATCGTGGTCGCCTCGAGCGGCACGCCGAGCGCCCCGGCACCCACGGCGAGCGGCGGGGCCAACGTCGCGGTCGTCAGCGTGGCGGGCACCCGAGTGCCCCCCACCCCACGGCCGCAGGCGCCGCCGTCTCCATCATCAGCGTGAGCGGCTCGGTCTCGGCGCCCCACCCGGCAGCAGTCGGCGAATCGATCGGGGCGAGCCACCCGCACTCGGGGGTCACGGCTCACGGTGCCCAGAGCGGCGTCACCGTGCGCGAACCCTTTGCCCGCGTCAGCGGCAGCCGAGCTCGCGGCGCAGTCACGGAGGAATGAATGGCCCACATCGGACAAGACCTCACGTTCTCGGTCGTCTTCACCAACTCGAGCGACATCGCCACCGACCCGACCACGATTCGGTTCCTTTTGCGTTGAGGGCATCGACGGCACCGAGCTCGAGTGGCTCTACAACGCCGCGCCCGTCTCGGGCACCCACTACCCCGTCGGCGCCAACCCCATCGTCAAGGACAGCACCGGCACCTATCACGTGGTATGGGTGTCGCGCAAAGCCGAGAGGCACACGGGCTTCTGGGCAGGGTCCGGCACCGTGAACCAATCGAGTCAGACCACCGCCTTTGTGCGGCACTCGGAAGTGGCGGCCATCGATGGCGTGTAACGATCGGCAACTCACTGAAGCACAACGACAGGCGGGCTTTGGCCAGCAGCGCTCGGGCGTCAACCGCGCTATCCGCCCCTTCAGCGGCAGCCAGACGCTCGAGAACCTGATCGACTACGTCAACCGCGAGCTCGGCCCGGCCCTGCGCGCGACCCGCGACGCCTGCAACGACGTCTTCCTCCAGGTCGCCGACAACGCGCCGAGCGCCAACCCCCTGGCGTTCTACTTCTCGACCAGCACCGCGGCAGCCGACCCCACCGTCGGGCGCATGCGCCTGAACCAGGCCGTTCAGAACACGGCGACCGTCATCCGCGTGTCAGAGAGTAACGGGCGCCTACAGAGCGTCCAGCCCTGGCTCGACGTGATGAGCGGGGGCCCGACGACTCCGCTCGGCACGCTGACGATGGTGGACGCCATCAACCCGAGCCGCTTCCTGCGCTTCGACCTCAACACGATGACGGACCAGGGGCGTATTGGGACCTCGGCGTCACCATCATCGAGTCGAGCGACGCCAACCCCTTCGTCGAGGACGAGCCGGTGGTCATCGGCTTCATCGCGGGCGTCTCCGCCGCGGGCAGCACCATCCCCGTGGCAGCGCTCAGCCCCATTGCAAACGACACCTTTGTCGGCAACGTGTCAGGCGCCACAGCCGCGCCGAGCGCCGTCAACCTGAGCACTCTCGCGGGCGCCGGCCTCAACTTCGCAGCGCATACGCTCGACGTCAATGGCTCGACCAGCATCACGGTGGACGAGCGACCAGGTGCAGCGCGCGGCCCTCACCGGCGAGGTTACCGCGGGCGCCAATGCCAACGCGACGACCGTCACGCGCTCGACCAACTTCCAGACCGCGCCGTGGACCGGCAGTCACTCCTTCGGGGCAGGCGTCGCGGTAACGGGAACCAACGCGCACGCGCAATGGAGCTCCCAGCAGGACAACTTCGCGCTCGGCGCCGTGGCCATTCTCCGCGGCACGCAGGCCGGCGACCAGAGCCTGACCGGCATGGTACCCGCGTTTGACGGCCAGCTCTGCATCATCAAGAGCTCGGACAGTGGCGACGTGCTGAGCTTGCCGCACGCCAGCGGCTCGAGCTCGGCAGCAAACCAGTTCGACAATCCGCGCGACGGCACCGTCACGATCGACCCGGGCGGAGCCGTGCTCGCCTACTATGATCCATCTCTCACCAAGTGGTGCCCCATCCTGCCGACGCTCGGGTCGGGGCGCCTCATCGCAAGGCACAGTCTCAACGGAGCCGACTCCAGCTACTCCATCACGCCCAACGCTGAGACTACCTGGTTGCGCGTCAGGGCGCAGGGCGGAGGCGGAGGCGGAGGCGGAGCAGACGCTGACTCAGCGGAAGCTTGCGCGGGGGCGGGTGGCGGGCGGGCGCCTGCTTCGAATCCATTATACCAATCGTCTCGGGCAACATCACCGGCGCAGTCGGCGCGGGAGGCAGCGGCGGCAGCAACACCGGAGGCAACGGCAGCAACGGCGGAGACACGACCTTCATCTACAACGGCACGACCATCACGGCGGGCTTCGGCTTCGGCGGAGCGGGCATGACGGTGGGGGCCTCGGATGTGGCCAATGCCTTCGAGCTCTCGGCGCCCGGACAGGGCGGCTCGCTCTCGGCAATCCCCACGGGCTCCATTGGTGCAGACGGGGGCGATGGGCACGCGGGTATCGCTTTCGGCCCGTTCGAGCCCGTAGCTACCAAGTCAGCACTGGGTGGCCACGGAGGCGCGTCGTTTCATGGCGGCTCCGCCCAGGGCGGCCGTGTCGTGGGCACGGCCGCCGGCTCGAACGGAACGAATGGCAAAGCTACGGGCTCCGGCGGGAGCGGCGGCGCCCGCATCGCGACCGCAGCGTCAACGGGCGCAACCGGCGGCGCGGGCCAGGCCGGGTGCTTGCTCATCGAGGAATGGTCGGGCCCCGTGCCCACTCTGGCGACGATCAGCTAATGGCCCGCATCGATGGGAGTAACGGGCACCGGCGCGTAGTCGCACGGTAGGTCTGCAGACAGAAGTCTGTCTCCGAGCGCCCCTTCCAAATCACATCCTCGCACGTGTTGCCCGCCCCGTAGTCGCGCTGACCAGGGCAGGGCGGGCAGCCCTCGGGGTGACGCCAGTAGCAGAGCGCAGGGGCCGCAGGGGCGGGCTCCTCTGCCCCAACCGGTTCGGGCTCCGGAGCCTCTCCGCCACACGCGCCACACCCCATCAGGACCATCATTGCGACACCGAGCTTCATTCCTAAAGTCTGACTCCAGGGGGTGATACCGCAAGAGTACCAAATCAGTGCAACACGCAGGGAAACACGGGAGAATGAGATGAGTGCCGATCATGACAACCCTAACATTAGCGAGCTCCGTCCTCGCTCTGCTCTGGGCAAAGTATGGGACTGGTTTAGTTGCAGCGATCGCTACCTGGCTTCTTTACCGACAGAGACGCTACTCGAGCGCAGCGTCGGCAAGGCAGCAGCAGCGCGAATTGCCCTTAGTCAACGCGACGTGGACGATGGCATTCGAGACCGTGCTGCGCGAGCAACCGCGGAGGCTTCGCGACTTGGTAGAGGATATCGAGAACGAGTCATCGCTCAAGCCGTGAAGGACTCGACCCGCCTGGCCCAGCTCGAGTACGAGCAGGAACAGCGTAACCTCTTGCACCCCCTGAAGCAGACCGGCCGCTACGAGCTACCGGTCGCCGGTGAGTAAGCAGGCTAGCCCTGACCGTCACGAGCCGGGGGGGGGACAGCTCGTAGCGACGGTCAGGGCCCACCCAAAGCAAGAAGTATCACGGGCCTGAGCGTCTGTCATCACCCCCTGGGGTTTTGACGGGCGCAAAAATGTGGCGGGTGTATCATTCTGGGCATGTTCAAGAGCGCGCTTTTCGTTCTCGTCGGAGCCCTAGCAGGGTGCGGCGGAGGCGCTCTGCTCCAATGTCGGGTGGACGCCGTGGGTCTGCTACCCCTCGAACCGGACGCCATCACCCTCGGTGATCTGCGCGAGGTGGTGCGCCGGGTGCACGCCTGCCAGGCGAAGGACGGTGGCCCGTGACGCAGCCCCCGCCCCTGCCACCCTATGAGGTGGCGCGCGACGCGACCACCGAGCCCGGCATCGGGACGAGCGCGGAGAACATGGCGCTCAAGCGCGAGAACATGCGCCTGCGCCGGGAGCGCAACGAAGCCCGCCAGGCGCTGAGCCAGGCCCTGACGCGCTTCGGCAAGCTGAAGCTGGTGGGCAAGTGGGCCATCTTGGGCACCGTCGTCGGGCTGCTCGCCCCGGTCATCGAGCACTACGTGCCCGAGTACGCCGCCGTCATCCACGAGCTGGTGAAAGCGTTCGGTTCCTGATGAGGCTCGTTGACTGGGTGGTGGTGCACACGGCGGGGGCCTACGACTTCAAGGCCAAGCGCGTCGTGTACCAGTCGACCGAGTCCATTCGCGAGTATCACAAGAAGCACAACGGCTGGCACGACATCGGGTACCACTGGGTCATCGAGGACACTGGGCGGCTGATGCCGGGGCGCACCGAGGACACGATTGGCGCGCACGTGGGCGGCTTCAACGAGCGCTCCATCGGCATCTGCGTGACCGGGCACGGCGACTTCGCCCCGTTCCTGCCCACTCAGATGGCGCAGCTCGTGCGGCTCTGTGCTGGCATCTGCGGGGCCCGGCAGCTCCCGTCCGCTCGGGTCATCGGTCACCGCGAGGCGCCCGACCACGGCGCCGCCCGACGCACAAGACGTGCCCCGGCATGCTCGTGGACATGAACGAGATCCGCCGGCTGGTGGCGGCGCGGCTCGACCCGGAGGCGGCATGAGCCTGCGCGCGAGCGTGGTCGATGGCGTCTTCAACGTGCTCGAGCTGGTGGCGTCGGGGTATGACCTGGTGCGCGGGCTGCAGCGCACGTTGGTGAAGGAGGAGGAGCCCTTCCCCTGACGCATCGGGACGTCGAGCACCAGCAGGCGCAGATCAGAAGCGCCACCGCTCATCGCAAGTGATGCCCATCAACAGCCGAGCCAAGGGCGCCAGCTACGAGCGCGAGGTCGGGCAACAGCTGGGCCTGGTGCGTCAGCTCGACCAGTGCCGCGACGGGGGCGGCGACCTCGAGCACCCAGCGCTCGCGATCGAATGCAAGCGCCGGGCTCGCGTGGTCAATGTGCCCAAGGCCATGGCGCAGGCCACGGCGAGCGCCAGGGGTCGGGTGCCGGTGGTGATTCACCGGGTCGACCGCGCCGAGAGCCTCGTGACCATGAAGCTCTCGGATTGGCTGGCGCTCTACGAGCAGCACTGGCGGCTCACTCCTCCGACTTGAGCGGCGGACCCTTGTCCCAGTCGGGCGGCAGCAGTCGCTCGCTCACCACCTCGACGGCGTCTCTATTGTCCGCGTCCCAGTCGTCCGAGCCGCAGAAGAGCCAGCCCCATCGGTCCATGTAGTCCTGTGCGTACTCGGCCACGTGGGGCTCACTGCTACCGGTGCGCACCCAGTAGTACCCGGGCTGGCGCTCCTTGATGGTCACCCCTCTCACGCTGCCTCCAGCTCTTCCTGGCTGTACCCCATCTCTTCGGGGCAGTACATGCCGAGCGTGGCGCCGGGCCAGAGCAGGCGCGCGAGCTTGGATCCCGCCGTCTTCATGAGCATGTCTTGCGGGCGCTTCTCCCAGTTGCCGGGGTTGCCGTACTTGTCCTTCTTGAACACCAGCGTCTTCCCGGTCCGGTCGGGCATCCCTAGGGCCTCCCTCGCCTCATCGATGGTGTAGGAGTAGTCCACGTGGGTCGGGTGCTTCTTGTGCTTGCCCCGCCACACCACCTTGGTCGGGCCAATCTCGATGGGCATCAGGTATTCGAAGTTCACATCGCGCTCCGCCAGCGCACGGATGAGGTCGGCGCTAGCAACCGGCTTGCCCTCGACCATGTGATGGCCGGCAAGCGCGGTCGTCATGCCGATGCCGAGCTCTTTGCCCCGAGCGATGACGCTGAACACCGCCTGCTCGGTTTTGAATTGCGGGTAAACCCCGCCATCGAAGAGCCACATGCTCACCGTCTTGGCGGCCTTCAGGTCGAGCGGCTGTAGGTCCTTGGTGACCAGGCCGTACTGAGATTCGCTGTACTGCGGCAGGGTGAGGAGCGCATGAGAGGGAGAGTGCCGGGGCACCACCACCGACTCGCCCGCCTTGTCGCCTGGCTCGTTGGAGACGGTGTCGTTCTCTGCCTGCTGCTCCCGCTCCCGGTCGTACTCCCGCTCGAGCAGCTCGTCGTCCTTGGCGGCCACCTGCTTCAGGTCGGGCAGCTTCTCCTGGTAGAGGCGGGCCGCCTCGTCGAGCACTTCCTCGTCCATGCTGCGCAGCGGAGCGATGGGCTCACAGTTGGAGAGCAGCGCCTGGGTGTCGAGCGGCACGTTGGTTATCGAGCGTCGCCAGCTTGAGCGACATCACCAGGCTCTCCCAGTTGGAGGCGAGCGACTTGATCTTGGCGTTCAGCTTGCTGTCTTGGGTTGCCGCGCCGGTGGCCAGGCCCGCCGCGAGCAGCTCGAGGGAGGGGTACTTGTTGACCAAGCCCGCCGCCGTCTTCGGGCCAATGTCTGGCACGCCGGGGATGTTGTCCGACGTGTCGCCGACGAGCCCTTGGTAGAGCGGGATGGTACCCGGCGCGACGCCAAACTTCTTCCACACCGCCGCGATGTCCCGCACTTCCCAATCCTTGGCGCCGACCGGGGGGATGTACTGCTTGACGTGCTCGGTGATGCACTGCGCGCAGTCCTTGTCCGTGCCCACGATGCGCACGTCGTCACACCACTCGCTGTAACTCTTGGCGAGCGTGGCGATCACGTCGTCGGCTTCGTAGCCCTCGGCAAAGCCCACGGCATAGCCGCGTTTGCCAATCTCTGCCCAGAGCCAGCGCTTCTGCGCGGCCTCTTCGGGCTCGGCCTTCGGGCGGTTCGCCTTGTACTCGGGGAAGAGAGCGAGGCGCTTGCTGTAGGGCGGGGCGTCGCGGCAGATGATGACGTGGTCGACGCCGCTCTTCAGATCCTCGATATCCCTGAGCGTGGCGATGGCCGCTGCGTTCTTCTCGCCGAGCGGGATGGTGTGCCACCTCTTTGCGAACAAGTAGCTGATATCGATGAGCGCGATGCTTTGGGGAGTGGGCGGGAGGGTGAGGGGCTGGGTCATTTGTTTGCTGCTTTCTTCCGTGTCGTGAGCACGCAGTAGATGGGATTGCCGGTGTCTCGTGAGAGAATCTCGGCGTCTTTGAGTGTGGACACCGTGTCGTCGCCCACCCGAAACTCCCATCGGGAGTATCGGATGATGCGGCCGGCGTTGTCGTTTGCTGCAGATGTCCGCGGTGACCCGCGGTAGAGGCGATAGGGAATTGGCTTAGGGGTCAAACTCGACTCCAGTCAATGTACTACATCGTTGAACATGTTCAAGGCGTGATGTTGGTTCAGTGTCCCGCGGTGGGTCATCGAACGGGTATAGAAACCAGCCATGGCTCGGGTTCCAAGGGTCCGGCTGCTGCGGGGTGCCCCCGTCGCGGCACTGGTTTCTGCGCGGCGAGGCGCAGGGGCGGTTATGGCTCATCTTCCTCGACGGGAGGCAGGTTGCGCAGCGCGTATCGGCTGACGATCCCCTTCTTCTGCCCCTTGCTGCGACTGCGGTTTACGTCTTGTTGGCTGAACCGAAAGCACCGCCTCGGCTCGTCTTTGGGTGGCTCGCACCACTCAGGTGTCGTTGGCTGGCTCATTGCGATAGCTCTCCCTTCTGTCCCAGATGACGATGACGATGCCGAACGGTGGATTGCGGCTGGTCCGGTTGGTGATGGCCGCGCCTCGGTTGCGGAAGCAGCGGCGCCCGGCGAGAAACCGCGTCTCGACGAGAAAGTTGGCGCAGCGGTAATCACGGTAGGGCTCGATGTAGCGCTGCCAGTAGGGCTGCTCGCAGCGGTTCGCCGGCAAGAGCATCACGACGGTGGCGCCGCAGTAGGTCGCTTTCTTCACCCAGGGCTCGAGGTCGCTAAAGGGCGGGTTGACCCAGACCCGCTCTCCGGGCCCCCACTCGTGCGCCAGGCCATCGAAGCCGAGCGCGTCCGTATCGCCGACAAACTCCTCGGGGAAGATGCTGAGCTGCCGAGCGATATAGAGCGGGCTCGGGCCGAGCGTGTAGTAGCGCCGGCACTTGGCGTTGTGACGGGAGGCAGCCGCGTCGAGCGTGAAGTGAAACTCTTCGTTCAGCGGATCGAACACGTCCGGCGGCGTCTCGCGGTCGTCGACTGAGTCCAGCGCACCCTTGCCCTTGCGGTGGTTCGGGTGGTTCTTCGGGACCATGGCCAGCATCAGGGTTCCTCCGCCGGCTTGCGGCACTCGGCCTCGAGCGCTTCCACGCGCTCCATCGCCCGGGACCAGTCTTGGAAAGCCTGGTGATATCCCCAGGCATTGAAGATGTTGTGGGCAATGCTGAGGTTGCCCGGGTCCCTCTCCCAAGCTTCTTTGCGGGCCTCTGCCAGCCGTTGGGCGTCAGCACGCGCTCTCTCGAGTGCTACGCGGCGGTTCACGCTGCCCTGCCTTTGTTGGCCTTGGCGCGCTTGCCGAGCCACTTGGCGAACGCCTTGTCGGCCTCGAAGCGAGTGAGCGGCTTGCCCTCCCCGATGGCGATGGCTCGCCACTCCCGCGCCAAGGGCTCAGCGTCACCGAGGCCTGCCCGGTCACAGAAGTTGGAGTGGGCCACGGTGAGGTAGCGAGGGTCGAAGTCCACGAGCTCGGGCGGCTCCTCGCCGGGGCGTCGGTAGCTCTGACCTCGAGGCTTCGCAGCAGCAGCGGCAGCCTTGGCGCGGTCGGTCTCTGACCACGTGCGCCACTTACCGAAGAAGCTGCGAACGTAGTTGTCGAGCTCGCCCTCGAGCACTCCGCGCGCTCCGCCGATGGGGCCGCTCCTGAGGCTCAGGATTCGCTCGTCGAGATTGCCGACGCCTGCCATCGTCGCGTCGTCACGGAGCGCTTGTGAGGGCAGCCAGGTGGCAGGAAACTTGTGATGCGTGGCAGGCAGCGTCGGCATCACCGGTGCGTCGAACGTCCCGGCAACCCCAACGTACGGTGCGGGGGTTGGCACGCCTCGTGCTCTTTCTAGAAGATCCGGATCCGCTCCGTACTTTGTAGAGTTTGTAAGTACAGGATCAGGATCATCTAACGCGGGCGCGCGCGAGGCCGGGACATCGTTTTGCGTAACGTTTGGTAAGGCTAGCGTAACACTTGGTGGAGCCTCAGTGTCGTTGGCGACACGTGTGCGATAGCTCTTCATGTACTGGCGATTGCGCGCGCGCTGACGCTCGACAGCGACGAGCTCGCGCTGCTCCTTGAAGCCAACCACGCGCCAGCCCCTCGGGACCCGCTCGAGGATTTGAACGGGCTCGGTATCGGGGTCCGGTTCGGTGAGCTCCTCGAGCGCCGCGGTGGCCGCCTCGAGCGTCACGTTGGCCCCGATGGCTACGCCTGCGACCGACGCGCAGACAAAGCCCTCGGGGTCAGCGCGGAGCTGAAACCAGAGCCACACGACTCTGGTGCTGGGTGCCATCGCCCAGAGGCGGCTGGCGAGAACGTCTTGGAAGATGCAGGTGTACTGATGTCGCATGTTGTGGGGCCCTCCTTGGCCCCGCTCTGACGCCGTCCATGGCGCCGTGATCACCTAAAGGAACGTAAGCGCGCGCACGTCAGCGACGACGCCTGCGTGCGTCTGAGAGCTTGTGGACGGGTGCGAGACGCAGCGGCGCGTTGATGATCACCCGAATCTGATCGGCGCGTTCCCAGTCGCCCTCGAGCACTGCCTGAGCAGCGGCGGCGAGCAGGGATTCACGAGAGCTTGAGTTCTGTCCCAATGTCTGGGATAGAACCCACTCGCCAGGGCTCTCTAGCGCTCCCTCAGGTGTTGAATCCACCTGAGTTTGTGCAGGTTCGAGAGCAGAGCCTTCATCTACGGAACCGAAGGTCACTCGTTCGAATCGAGTCGGGCGCGCAAGTAGTTTCGCAGAGTTACCGAGACCCAGGCCCCGTCGAGGTGGGGGTTTTGACCCAGTCGCTGGGACAGAACCCCCAGACGGCGGGATTGCGCCCGGCAACGCCGCCGCCGGCACCCCCACCAGAATGCGCTTCATGTAATGCTTGTTCCCCGTCGCCGCCTGCGTGTGCCCGAGAATCGCGATGCGCTGATCGTCGGTCACCCCTGCCTCCACCAGGGCCGCGTTCAGATCCGCGCGCAGCCCGTGGAACGTCAGGCGACGGGTCGTGTCGGTGTCCGTCTGAAAGGCGCAGAACTTCTTGTCGGGCTGGGCAGGGTCGAAGCCCGGCAAGGGCGAGTAGATCTGCTCCTTCCACACCGCCCGCCGGAACGCCTTGGCGTAGCTCGTGCCCCGTCCCTTGCGGCCCCCCACCGTGCCCCTTGCCGCTCGATGACCTGTCCGCCCTTCAGCTTCATGGGCGTCGTCACCGCGTTGCGCAAGAGCGGGAAGATGGGGCCGCTCGTCGGGCAGCCCTGGCTCTGCCAGTACTCGCACGCAAAGGCGGGTCGGTACTGCTCGTGCACCGTGTGCACACGCGTGCTCGTAGTTCTTCGTCTTGCTCTTCTGCTTCCCCACCCGTTGTCCTACCTGCCCGTCCGTCTTCGGGCGGCGCACTTTCATCGTGGCGAAGCCCACGAGGTCCACATGGCTCCAGTCGCCCGCATGCCCGTCGCTCGTCCGCTGCCCACCCACGCACGGCAGAGCAGATGTTCATGTCGATGCGGGCTCGTGAAGCCGCGCCGCGTCTGAAACGTGATCATCTGCGCGTCGCTCAGTGCATCCGCTCGCGCGTGTCGACCGTCGCCTCTCTCGGGCAACGCCAGCTCCTTGGCGGGGTTCATCTTCAGCTCACCCTCACGTACCAGCTTGGAGAGAATGACGCTGATGTCGCTCCGCAGGTTGTGAGTCGTCCGGAAGCGAGGCGCCCTGCTCTGCCATACGGTCGAGCACAGCCAACGATGTGGCTCGGCTCGAGCAAGCCCACACGGCACCTGACCGATGATGGGCAGCGCATACTTGCGCAAGCGGGTCGCGCCGGTACTGGACCAGCCTTCTTCTCGGCGTCGGCCTGAGCCTTGGCAAGCCTTCTCACTCTAGAGATCGCGCTCGGCTTCTTCAGTGAAGGAGCGCTCGCCGCGCTGGCCGCGGGCGGCGTACCCGTGCGACCCCACGCCTCGAATCATCTTGCGAGCGAGCTCGCGATCGGTCGTGCCGAGTGGCAACCAACCAGACCACTTGGTCGCGCCGCTCGGCCCATACGCGGCCGACCCATCCCTTGCCGCTCGTGAAGCGCGGGCCCTCGGAGCGGAAACTCCTTCTTCGGGCGAGCCATCAGGCAACCCCTGCGTCACGCAGCCACTCGAGCACCTTGGCGGGCTCGAAGCGAACGATGGTTGCCGACCTTCTTGCTCGGCAGCCCCTGTTTACGCAAGTGGTCCACGTGCGTGGGTGAGCAACTGAGCAACTGAGCGAGCCCCTGCTTGTCGACCAGCATCGGGGTCGTGCTGCGCAAGTAGAGCCGCGGCGCTCACCGCGCGGTTGACCAGGCTCTCTAAACTCGGCCCGTGTCATCGTAAACTACGGGCCCATCGTTGTCATTGGCGGGCGCTCGCTCTGACATCCGTCTTCTCTCTCCCTCAGGGGTGGGCCAGGTCTGGGTCCATCGCTGACCCGAGTCAACGATGAACCCACCCGTTGCCGAAGGGGAGAGTATGGCTGTGTGGTCGCAAACGTGTCGATGTGTAACTGAATGCCACTTGCTTTTTTCCTGGGGTGTAGGTATGGGGGGCTGGAGTAACACTCCAGAGCAGGCCTAGAGCATTGCACGCGGCCTAGTGGACGGCTAGGCTCACGGGATGCCAGCCGGAAAACCGAACAAACGAACTGACCACGAGCGAGAAGGAGGCGCTGCGCGCGTACCGCGGAGCACCTCGACAAGTACGGGGCGCCGCCGACGCTGCGCCAACTCGCGAATACCTCGGCATCGTGCACAGCGCGGCGCAGTACACGCTTCGTCGCCTGCATGAGAAAGGCTACATGCAGGAGAAGAGGGTCACGAGCACCCGCCTGATGCTGAGGTAGCAAGGGGAAGAAGGCGCCGTTATGACCGGGTGCCGGCTGCTGCTCTTGGGCGCCCTGTTGCGGGCCCTGACCCCCAGGGGTGACCTGACCCCGTGACAGACCCTTGACACCTACACCCCGAGCGTGTCGAATTGGTACGCTCCAGGGGCGCCAATCGGGGGCTTCTGTATTCAAGGGGATTGAATTGGAAGCAGCACGGGTATGGGCGGAGGAGGGCGTCTTGCGGCGCATGATGGCCAAGGGGTGGCTCACCGAGGCGGAGGCCTACGAAGTGGCCGGGACGCTCGAGCTCCTGGCGGAGCGCGTCGAGAGGGGGGAGATCACCGTCCACTTCATGGACGTGGTCGTGCGCAAGCTTGCGCAAGAGAAGTACAACGCCTGGCTCGCCCGGCGTCAGACAGGAAGGCAAAACGTGAAGACCAAGATTCTAAAGCTGGAGCTGAAGCCAGACGCCAATGGCGAGGTACTGACAGCGGAGAATGTCGAACAGATGCGCCAGAAGATGTACACGTCCATCGACGACAACGTGCCCGAGAAGGCACGGGACGGGCACGCAAGCAAGCCGATGAGCTCGTGGCCGAGCTATTGAGTGGTGGCGTCAGAGCGCTCGGCGCACGGTCGTGCATCGCCGCCATCAACGTCGCCATCGATCCATCGACGGCTTGCCGCGCTCGGTGCAGACCATCGCGCAGACCCTGGACACGCCGAGTCACATCTTCGATCTCGGTGGCGCCGTACCATCAGATCATCGCTGCGCATGGCCTGCTCGAGCTGACGAAGAAATCGCTAGAGGATTACTTAGAGTGCGACCACTGCACACCCAAGACAGAGCCAGAGGAGCCCAAAGGGCCGCTGTCAATGATATTCATACTGCAGGCACAATGAGCAGACCACTTGCAACCTTGGGAGACGCATTGATGGCCAATTCAGAATGGAGGGCGCAACTTCGCGCCGCAGGACATACCGCGCAGACCGCCACATACTCAGAGGGCCCGGGAGAGCAAGCCGCCGAGCACCCCGCCCCGGCGCGTCGTCATACCAATAGCGCGCTCGAGCAAGCGCAGAACGAGAGCATCGCCGAGGAGCTCGGGCTTGCCTTGGATCCAGCGCCCTCGAGCTACCACGCCACCGCCCACCACGCTTGCGCGATCCACCGGAGACGCAACCGTCAGCACCCGCAACAGAAGAGAAGACTGAGATGGTCAAGGCAAAGAGAGCCAAGCTGGGTCCGAGCCCCCATGATGATGCATACAAGATTGCGGCCGTATCGCGCATGCTGCAACAGCAGCACGAGGCCATGAAGAACGGCGAGAGCACGCGCGGCATTCTGGAAAGCCGCTGCTGAGGAGGCAGGCATATCGGCTCCGTCCTTCAAAGGGTGGATGGCGAAGTTCAGGAAGGAGGCGGGCGCGCTCAACAAAGGCAGCTCGACGCGCACCCTGGTGAGTCCGCCGAGCTCTCCACGCAGCGCCGCCGTCAGTGTCAGCAATGGCTTGCTTCCGCCGCTGCCCACCGTGACGCTTGCGGGCCTCGAAGAGTATGTGCGGGCGCTGGTCGCGCAAGAAGTGAAAGCGGCTATTCCGTAAGGCATTTGGAGGCGAGTGTATGGACGACAAGGACGACAAAGCTTTTCGTAATCACCCAGGTGGCGTTAGAGGGGGAAACGGAACGAGCGCGAGCTGCGCGAGTGCATTCGCAAGGCAGCAAAGCTCCTTTCGAAGAGCGGCCACGTGGAGCGCGACACGCCGGAGTTCATCGATGCGGTCGACGCCTGCTCGATCTGCCCGCGGTGCACTCTGCGCTCGCACTCGAAGCGGCAGACAGGGGGAATGATGCAACCGGGGCCATCGTCTAAGGGGAAGGACGCCAGGGCTTATCCCCACGGATACGCGGGTTCGAGTCCCGCTGGCTCCACGCAAGGGAGGTTAGGCAAATGAAAACGAAGATTGAAGCAGTGCGAACGATTGAACGAATCCCGGCAAGTCCCCGGCAGGGTGGGTGAGCGGCGAGCTGGCCAACCAGCATGGGCAGCGGAGACTCGGGAAAAGGTTTCAGCAGCGCAGCCCGCCGCACCGGAGCCGAGCGGGTTTGAGGCATGGCCTGACGATGCGGTTGCGCTATGGCAGGATGCGAAGAATGAGTGTAGCGCGGCCCATCTGGCGAAGGAGTCCGCCGAAGCCCAGCTCGCGGCCGTGTGTATATTGCACGAGCAGGGCACTGAACGAGCGCGACGCTGCGCACCTGGCGCTAGAAACTGCCGAATCCCAGCTCGCGGCCGTGCGGGAGGTCGTGCGCAAGTACGAGTTTGGCTACGGCATCACTCCGCCCATGCTTGCGCTCAAGAAGGCCCTCACCCCCGCCCCGAGCCCCGGCGCTGTAGGTGGCAAGTGAGCGCCAGGTGACCTGAAGGCGCGCTCACTTGAGCTCGAGCGCGCGATCCCCGTCCGGGTGTGGCGACCATTGCCGCTCGACACCACCTTGGGCACGTCGCGCGCTAGCCCCTTGGCAGCCAGGGCGGCTAGCATCCGGTGGGCGCCTCGGCTGCCCCATGCCCATGTGTCGGGCAAATCTCGGAGGCATTGGGGGCCCGCCCAAGGGCCCCTCTGTCAGGACGTGTAGGCCCTCGAGGAATGCCACTTGCCGGCGCGTAGGGGGCCTCTGGCTGGCATCAGGCTTGGGCAGGGGCGAACGGGCGCGCTCTTGTCCGCGCTTGCGCTTGCCAGCGCCTCCAGGGCCTTGCCCATGGCCATTCTTGCGGGCCAATGGCCTCAGGGTACTCCTCCCAGCGCGTCACAGCCGTCTCCAGAGTCAGCAGGGGCCACGGGGCGCGGGTGCTGGCGCGGGATGCGCCGGGGCGTGCGGTGCACGATAGGCGCCGGAGGTGGGGGCGTGTAAACAAACGGCGGCACCGCGCGATCGTAGGCTGCCTGCACGGCCTTGTCGATGCTGTCCAGGGCGCCCATGACGCGCCCGATACCTACGATGTACAGCAAGAGCAAGAGCCCGGCGGTGAGCGCGAACTTGATGAAGGGGATGCAGGCCCATCACCAGGGGATAGCGAGCAGGCAGAGCAGCACGGCGCCCGAGTAGCAGGATGCCAAAGACAATCACGGTCTCCTCTTTTCTGGGCGTGCACTGGCACACCCTGCCGCGCCGTTCCCCGTGGAATGGCGCAGCCGGCGGGTCAGAGACCTTTGCATTCGTAGCCGGTGCATCCGGGGCATGGAACCCCAGGCCGCTCCTGCCCTGCGGCGCGCTCTCGCGCTGCCGCTCGCCGCGCATGAAGCCCTGCGGTCGCGGCACGCTGCACAAGCCGGGTGGTTGCACGCACAAGTGCTGGCGACCGCCTCTGCTTCGCTGCGAATAACGTTGGTGCTGTACATGTCTGCTTTCTCCTTATCGGCGGCCGTGAAGGCACACCCTATAGCGCCCGTCCCGTGAGAGGCGCTGTGTGGGCGGGTCAGCGCGACAATTCCTCGCAGAGGGCCAGCACTTCAGCGCGCACATCGGCGGGGAGTGGTCGCACTAGCCCAGGGATGCAGGTCTGCTTAGTGGCCGTGACGCGAGCCGGGTCTAGGTAGGTGAGGTCAGCCACGGTCAGCCCACCGTTACGAAAGCGAAATGGTCGCGAATGAATTGGCGAGGCTCCGGGTCCGCCTCATACACGGTCACAGTGAGGCCCCACCCGGAATCGAACGGCGTGAGATACACCGGCACGCCGTTGCGCCGATTGAATCGCATGTGTCAATCTCGCGAGCCGCGTCAATGACCTCGCCCACGTGCTCCTGTAAGTAGGCAACGGTGCGGCGCATCGATGCGCACAAGCGGGCGCGATCGCGGCTAGGCGTGGGCGAGTAGTGCGACGATAGCGCTGTGCAGGGAGCAAGGCTGGCCCTTGCTATTGACCTCGGGAACGCCGTTGGCATCGCCGTAGGTCGAGTAGAATTCTTTGCTGAAAGATAGCCCGTACGACATTGTGTCTCCTTTGCTGGCCCTTATCGGCCGAGTAGGCGCCGCAACCCGTGTTGCGAAGCCTGCTCGGAGATTAGCGGCGGACGCGCTGGACCGTTGCCCGGAGCGACGCGGCGGTACGCAAGCGTAGGGTCTGCTGCAAGCTCTTCTGCGCTGAACATCCCATCGTTGGGGCGCGGCTCATCCGTGACGATGAAGGAGCCGCTAAAGCCCATCACGGTCCGACACTAGGACGGCTCGCGCCCGGTGTATTGGCCAGTGGAGCGGAGGAACTTGCCTGTCAGCTGGACACGGTTCGCCGATCGCAAATGGTTTCCGACATGTGAGTGCTCTTTTCTGGCCGCTTGGGTCGGCCTTGTTACGGGGTGACAGATTCAAGGTAACGACTTAGGTAAGCCACGTGCACGGTGGGTTGCGCGCGGCAAGCGCTTTTACGTTCCACAGTGGAACGGTGCCACGGGCAGGGAGTGCTCGTTAGATTCGGGACGGCAGGTCACGTCCAAGCGGACCTGCCGCCCCTAGGGCGAGCACTCACGCTTACCGTGTGAAAGGGTAGGCTAGAGCGCCGCGGGTGTCTACTCGTCGCCCGCTTTGCAGTAGGGACAGGTGTCGTTGCATATGCCGTTAGCGTGGTCCTCCGCATAGGCGCTCTCGATTCGCTCGTTCGTGTGCGCGCAATACATGGCCGGGTCCTCCCAATTGACGTCACAACCCACGACGCGCCACCCGTCGTTAGAGCCGTCGCGGATTGACCGGGCAATGCGTCCACAGTTGGCCATGCATGCGTCGTAGCTCAGCTCCGAGCTGTCGCTACAAAGCCAGAACTTGGGGTAACAGCCGTCCGCATACTTACCCGTTCGCAAGGTTTGCAGAACCATTGCACGGTGCCAGGCGCGGCGTGGTTACCACGGTCCTTGACGTGTCGCCGCACGTCGTAAAGGTTCTTCGACCGCCCGTTGGGGCCGTGAAGCGTCGCGCAAACTGGTCAGTCAATTGTCTCTCCTGGTTAGGGCGTGAGTGCCACAATCGGAGCCCGGCCATTGCCAGGGCTCCTGTTGTGCGCTTACGCTGCGAGAGGGAGCTTTCGGCGTAGCGCACGGCCGTCTCGAGGGCGCGCTGGATCAGTCTCCGCCCGAGCCGAACCAATTGCGTTGACTCGCGCATCAGCAGAGCGCCCGCGCTCATGCGTCGCAAACTCGGTCAACGCATTAAAGCCGCCCCATAGTGGTGCCGGGCGTTGCCCCGCGTCCCTCATTGGCGAGGCCCGAACGATGGTATACCACGTTCCTCACCTTGATCGCGTTGTCGTTGCCTGCGCCCTCGTGCAAGGTCTCACGCACGTAGCGGACCAGGTTCGCGTCGGATAGGCGCTTGTTGGCCAGCAT